AAACAACCCCTTAATGTTTGTTTTAGAGGATATACATCTGCCATTTCTGCAGACTGTTCTGTTCCCGCTTGATGTTTTATTACTCCTTCAATTTCAAGAAGTTGATTTTTAAACACTTCAATATGTTCCCATAATACACCTTTCCCTTGTGGAATATTACTTAATATCTTAATAGGTAATAAATTATCCATTATTACTAGCAAAGATACTAAAATTTACGGGAATGATTTCATTACTTCGCTTCGTACTGCAAACAGTTCAGTAGCCTCAACATTAAAGTTTCTTAGTACAAACACATTATAGTGGCCTAAAATACCGTGTGATTCAGCAGTTTGGTTTTTTGCGGTGAAAAAATAATTAACATTTAATACCGGTGTGGTTGCAGCAGGCACAGTAGTGTCAACCACAATATAATTGTCTCCATTAGGATAATCTCGTACCACATCTATTGTTTCCCCTGCATAAATTCTTGGATTAGTATTGTAATATAAATCATCTCCAATACTTACAATACTGCTTATTTCTACTAAAGGTGTAATAGAGAAATTAATAATAGTAGCAGCCGGTATAGCGTTGTCAATAGTTGTACTATTACCAATACCATTAACTGAGCGCAAAGGAAAATCTGCTGCCGCTAAAGGCACTAGATTTGGCGACCTCAAAAACGCAAACCAATCTCCTTCTTTTTGTTCATACCACGTAGCATCTATAAAATCTCCTGCTTGTTGGTCGGTAAAAGCTTCTTCTAATTCCCAAGGGTCATTAGATTCTAAAGCTAACGTCTTAAATATTTTGTTTTGTAATGGTAACTCATTAAACACTGACTTCATAATGGAAGGCGAAAATGTGTTATAATAAGTGTTTCTAAGTGGGCCTACATTATGTCTCCATAAATCTCCTTGATAATAAGTATAAAAATAATTATTCATACCTATCATCCAATCAGGATAAAATGTATAGAAAGAAGGCCAACCGGAAACTCCTTCGTCATATGTTAAAGTGTATAGTGGCATAATTATTTATTTTATGGACAGGCAACTAAGGCTGATATTACACCATTAGCATCTATCGTTATTCTACTTTTTCCGCAACTCGGATTAATTGTATATAGTCCTGCGGGATATTTATTTACTCCATTAGAATCTGCAAAAGCAAATTCATTTAACTCAGGACATCCATCAGTCCCATTACGGTTTGGCGCAACATATACAGTGTCCGGGAAAACCGTTTCCGTACAATCACTTGTTCCTACTGTGGTTATAGGTGTGCCTGTTAAGGCTCTAGGGCAATTTACTTCTAAATCCCATCCCGTACTACCACACAATCCTACTATCTCAACTACCACAGTAGTAAAAGAGTTGTCTATTTTAGGCACTACCAAAGTCAACCAATCAGGAGCACCTGCTGATAAACTTACATCAGTACCTGTTCCTGACACTACTCCTGTAGTGGAATCAGGCAACGCAGGAAAACCTGATTGTGTGTATATAAATACATCTAAGTTAGTTATAGGACTTGCATTTAACTGAGCTGCTAAACCGCAATCTTGAGCAGTATTCCCTACAAATGTGTAATTCCCTACAGTAGCTGAAGCGTGATATCCATCTACTTCGCTTGTTAATTCATTTTCTGTAGCCGAACCTAATGTAGCTCTAATTCCATCAGGAATATTAGCGGGGTCAAAATATATTATTGTCGCTCCTAAATCTCCTACAGTATCAAAACTAACTTCATATATACCTGTTCCTCCTGAAGCAGCAATTGTTGTTGTACAAGGTAAAACACAACTTGGGCACGTTTGAATAGCCGTTAACAAACATCCAATCTGTTGACGAGCTATGACACCATCTGAATAAAATCCATCAGGTGCACACGTAGTTAAAGCGGCATCTGTAAATACAGAAGTTGCCGTTTCTAAAGTTGGTCCATTCAAATAATAAGTTCCGGGTACTGACATAATTAATTAATTTTATTTAAACTTGACATCCGCAAAATGATTTAACAATATCTACATCAACAGGAGGTCCTAAGAAAAGCGTAGCACAAACTGATTGAACTCCTGTNGGTGAAATGTTTACTNATTGTTGAACGCCTGCACAATCTAAATAGTTTACTGTATATGTAATAGTAGTACTTAAGTTTTCTAAAGTATATGTATCACAACTATCTTCACAACTTGTTACATCTCCTCTCAATTGAGTTATAATATCTGTAGCAACATCTTGTGTTTCAGCTATTACTTCCCATATACATAAGCTTCCTGATATTTCTACATAATCTCCTACTTGAACAGTACCAAATCCACTCCAAGATGCAACTACCTCATTAACACTTCCGTCTTGTGTACATTCTCTTAATCTATAATTAGAGTCCGGTAAATCACAATCGCAGGCTTGCCATACTACTGTGTTCGGAAGATTAATTGATGTAATAAACTCTCTAGTACAAATTATTGTTGAGTCGCCTTGAGGTATAATAACAGTATCTGTTGTATTCTTACCACACTCTCTGTACTCAACACTTAAGTCACCTATTCCATTATTAGTTACTTCATATGTGTTACACGCATCTGTACAATCTAAAGATAAATTTACTGAATTTACTGTTGCATCAGAAACTTCGTTATATAAACCTATTTGAGTTATTATATATTGACAAGTAGGGTCTTCGTCTATAAACACTACATCGCTAACATTATAAGTTAAATTATCAATAGCATATCTAACTAAATCACCGCCTGAACTTTGTTGGTCTACACATCTTTTGATTTCAATAAATTGGTCTTCACAAGCACAACCAATTAAATCTAATACAAGATTAGGACCTATAGTAGTAATTTCTTTAGCACATATTGCAACAAGCGTAATTCCGGCTTGTACAGTTGCAATTTCATCTTGGTCTCCACAATTCACATACTCAACTTCTTCAGTAACCCCTCCATTATTTGTAACTGAATATTTCTGACATAAATCTGTGCAATCAGTTATCGCACTTAATCCTGTTACTAAAGCCGTAGCTATATCAGTGGTGGTAGCCGTTAACTCATATATGCAGGTTTCAACTTTAATTCCATCTAACGAAGTATCTATTTCAACAAACTCACCTATTGCATAAGGACCTTCAACAACTTCTGTGTTGACTACACCATCTAAATCTACATTGTGTAGCAACAAATCTTTCAGGTGCTTCACATAAACAACATACATCAAATATATCAACATTACCAAAACACAATTCAGCAAGTGTAGGTTGTCTATAATCATATATTAAAAACAAGTTACTTCCTGTAGCAGGCATCACAAATGATGCACTATATTGGGTTGGAGCTAATGATGAGTCTACTACTCCTATTGTTGCATTACTCAATAATGCAGCTACAGACGCAGGGGTGTTTGCATAAACGGTATTTGTTCTTAAAATTCCAAATGTCATAGGTGGAGTTACAAAATCAAAATTATCTGCAGGAGCTATCTTATTACTTCTAATTGTAACAACTGCTCCATCTGCAGGAATAACTCCTGCACCTTGCTGACCGGTAATAGAATCAAATTGTGAAATCAATGGGTTATCTGTTCCACTTGCTAGTTCTACTTCGGTGGAATGTAAAGGCGAAATATAAGCCCCATCCTATCCATCTGTACTCGTTGTGTATAAATTCAGTTGCATTTGCATCTGCACTAACACAAACTTGGTATATTGTAATCTCTTCTGCATCAGGACAACTTACCTCTATCTTTATACGAGCAGAAGGAACACCTAGTAATTAATAAATCAATAGTAGTCTTGTACTACAGAGTTCTTAGGAATAATAACGCTATATAATCCATTAGNNAAAACATACTTAGAACAAATACAAGACCATTATATAGTAAAGGTAAATGTTATAGGGTCTACACCACTGCCTGAAAAGTTAGTTACATTAATGTTTACGGTTACATCTCCAACTAGTTGACCCACATTATAACAGAAATTTATTGGCCCTCTATATTCAAGTTGTTGTTGAACACCACAATCAACACAAGGTGTTTCTAATGGCAATAAGTTGTTGTTAATAGAAAAAACATACTCGTCCATATAAGGGTCATACCCTCCTAGTTTTTGTGTGTTAGGGGTTTCTATAAATACGTCTCTAAACCAAGAACGCATTCCTGATTCTGATATAACCATTAATTGCTCATTGGAGTAGGCTGAACCTTTTAACATCAATACTGCGCCTCTTTTTTGGTCAGAGAAAAACTTATTGTAACCATATTGAGTGTAGCTTTCAGGGTTGGCACTAATACCATATTCTTCTAATCTAGCTATCTGAGTTCCTAAAACTTCAGGTACTGATGTAATTGCACCACCCACTGCGGCATCCGATAATAAATTTTTACCTGCAAGCACGTATGATATTTTATCTTCCTGTAGTGTAAGAATGTCTGTACTACGAGCATCTAATTTTTGTATTGGACCATAAGAATCTTCCAATGGTTTAAAGTTCAATAAAGCTAAATTAAATTCATTTAGTTTATTAATATTACTTTCATCGTTAAATACACCACTATATGTAATATCCGCAAACCTGTTTGCTTCTTTATAATCGACATTAGCAACGGATGTAAATCTATCACCAAGAGCTAACTCTCTACCTTTAATGGAGTCTCTAACTCGTATGGTTTCAACACCATTTCCAAAAGCAAAACAATTAAAGAAATCTAAGTCTATAATTGCAGGGGTATTGGTTGCAATAACTTGGCTTTGTACATTACCTGTATGAGCAGGAGGTAAGACAGTGGTTTCAACAACTACTGTTGTGCCCGGTACAGTTGGAGTAGCGGGTGATTCTTGTGCCGTTCCACAAGTAATTAATATATTATTTACTGTTGAGTTTGAAGGAATAACTATAGTTCTGTCAACTCCATCTAATTCATATAAATATTCAATATCAAATGCATTATTATTTTCTACAGATAAATAACATTGACCTAGGCTAGTTACTCTAAAAGATTGTGAGCCCTCAAACCATAAAGATGGACTTGCATCAGACGGTTCAGTTTCCCAAATAATTTCACTAGTTGCTCTAACAATTTCCCATTCAACTGTAATGAAAGATTTGTTTCTATCTGTTCTACCTCCCGCACATTGTTTTGTTCCTGTGACGAAAAAATAAATTTCATTAGTTGCTGCAACTCTAGCCCACGCTATTTTGTTAACGTCAAACTCAGCTTGAACACCTGCAGCCATTCCATTTAATGTAGCATAAACCGTACTATCATATTGATTAGTTATTGGCGGTTTGCCTGCGGTAGTCTCATCTTCTCCTGTATTTATTAATTGGTCAACGTTATCTCCGTTCCACCAATCTATAATATTATCATAATTTTGTGAAGCTATCAAATTTAAATCTAAAGTATACCTTCTTCTTTCACAACGTGTACCTCCTCTACCACGTCTATTCCAATAAATGTATAGGTTAATTCTACTACCCACCGGTATGTCTACGTCTATAAACTGATTCGGATTTGCACTATCTTCTATACTAAATGCGTCATTATAAAATATTCTTGCATACTCTTCTTGTGCAGGACCTACAGGAACGGGTTGATTTTGTTGACTTACTGTTTGTGGACCGGGAGCAATTATTTGATTAGCTTCATTGTTTACATTAAAGTTAGCTTTTAGCTTCATATATACCCCTGCCGGAACAATAATCGCTTCTCCCTCTGCATCAACTAAATCTTCAAGAAAGTCTCTTTCTTGTGCCTCCTTTTCTAATACAGTTGAATACAAACATCTGTCAACCGGCCCACTCGCATCTCTTTTTACTTTTAATCTATCACCTGCCTCAACTTTTTGTGAGTTTTCACCTTCAAGCAAAAAGTATTGATAGTTAGTTACAGGGTCGGTAAAAAATATTCTACTAAACACTGTAAAAAATCCTGATGCACTCGGTTTTATACAAAACTTAAAACGAGTAGCCCAATAAGGTGGACGTTGTGTAGATGGTATGGTTACTTTTAAACTATTTTGATTATCAGAAAATTCACAAGGAATATGAACTGTATTATTGGGACTTACTAAAGCCGTACTTGCTCTGTTGAATTCATCCATATATATTATTCCCACTTCATAATCTCTATCACTATGTAGACTTTGAGTGTTTCCTAGTTCTTGATAAGTCGCTTCAGCAGTAACAATAGAAAAGTATTCTACTACTGTATCAACAGGAGCAGCTACATCGTCCACTCTTTCCATTGCTAAAAATTCAAAACCTATTTCACTACTACCCGCTGAGGTTACTATTGCAATTGGTTCTCCATAAGCTGATATACCGCTTTGAAACTTAGTCCAACTAGGCGTTAATCCCGCATCAAGAACTTCAGGCACTGCACAATTAAATCTATCAGTTAATGTGACACCTTCACAAGATGTTGGATTAGCGGGGTTGGCATCGTAGACCGGTAGTATTTCTGCAGGAACGCCAATTGCCTCTTGGAAATCTACACTTGTAGCTAAATCGAAAACTGTCGAAAAGTCTTGAGGTAGTAAATATTGAAACTCAACTGTAAAGTTAGCAGATGTTTCTACAGGGTTTGGTGGGCCACCACTAAAATCATCGTGTTCAAAAGTTACCGAAAAAGTTAAAAGCGCACCTGCAGTTAATTCAGCATTAGCTAAATTAATAACAAGTTGACCTTCGTTCACTGTAATAGGAACGTCTACCGTATAATCTACAGTGTCAGTTCTATCAGTAATTTCCGTTAATCCTATTTCTTGTGAGATTAATTCATTAATATATTCTAATCTTACAGGCGCATCATTTATATCTATTAAATCATATCCATCTACATAGTTACCAAACATTAATCTATTACCCATTAAGGTTTGTGCTTGAGCTAAACGTGGGACATTATCATATAATCTTAATAATTCTGATTCAGGTAAGACTGTAAATATTTTAGCATTTCTAAAAACATATTCATATTCAGTATCACTTGCTAATCCTAAAGTGTCTTTATCTAAAGTCTCTATTACTTTAATAACATTACTAACACTTTCTTTAAATAATAAATCAATACCAACTACTAATGGGCTACCTGAGTTATATGTAATAGTAGCAGTATTAAATCTGTTTATTGCGCCCTCATTTACTTTAGACGTAGGGCTAAAATCAAAAGCTTCAGTTTGAAAAGCTACTTCAGTAAACTGAGATATTGCGGAATATTCATTGTCTTGGTATTTATACCTGTATGCAAATGAAATAAATCTATCTTCTAAATAATTTTCTTCTCCCGGTGCAAGAGATAATACTAATCCCGGACAAGCCACCGGTGGTCTTTTAATTACCAAAATACTTTCTTGTAACAACAAACCACCTGCCGGTTCTCCTGTACCTCCATCTATATTAGGGTCAGCTACACCTGCAGCAACAGGGTCGGGATAATTTCTGTTAACATTTATTTTTCTAGGCGGGTTAAAATCATCTGTCCAAAATAATAATCCATCTATTATGTTTACCCCTGTTATTAAATATGTAGGATTAAAATTTAATGTTGTTCCATTGTTAGGGTTTCCATCAATACTAACACTTATAATATGATAAGTAATTGAGCTTGTATTTGTATTATAAGAAACTACTAAATCTAATATGCCTGTTGGAGTTTCTTCAGGTCCATCAGCCGCAGGAGCAAAAGTGGGGTCGTGTACAAACCAATAAAGCTCTTCATTAGCTCCATCTTCTAATGCGCCAATTACCGTAGCATTAGGTGAAATAAATCTACTTCCATAAGATAATCTAGTAAGTTGTAAATTACCTCTAGAGTTTTCTACTGCTCCTATTTCAGATATTTCAGTAGAACCTAACCTTACGTTTTCTGCGTGAATATATTCTCCGTTGGGAACTAAACGTTCATCCACGGATTTATTCATTTTTCCTTTAATAAAATTTCTTTGAAAATCTGCCATATTATTTTATCCACTTATCCCTGCCTCTTAAATTCATTAAGAGTCTTCCGGGATGTATATTGCTTAATCTTATTTTTGCATTACGTAATAAAGCTGATTTAGCTTTTTTAGCTCTGTTAACAACATATTCTTGAACTCCTAGTTTTGAATTTAATATAGCATAAGTGATATAAGCATATACGTATTCTTCAAAAAGTTTGTTTACTGTGATTAAAGAGTTGTCTCCGTTTTCCATACCATCAGAAACATATTCTAGAATACAACTATTGTTTGCCATAGTGGAATCAAAATTGATTACACCTGCTTTATTATCTATTCTAAACGTAGGATTTGCATTTGCCGTTTCAGTGTTTAAACCAAACCTTGCCCCTACTTCATATGTAAAATACCAATACCCACCATACTCATATCCTTCTAATCCATAAAAGGGACTAAGTCTATTTAAATATATACTTGGTTGTTGACCTGTGATTCGGTCAAAATCTAAATCTGAATATTCAGGAGATAAGGCGTTTCCATCTTGGTCAAATAATATTCTACAATCTTGAGCTTGAAGATATGCTTTTGAAGAATTAACTTGAATATTTTCTACCATTGGTCGTATCACCCCATCTTNAAAATAAGATATCCTTACCCAATTTACATAATCAGAAGGTAATACAAAACGTAAGTTTTCACATACAGTTAATTGTAAAACTTTTATTTCTTTAAATGCATCATAGTTTAATTCTTGTACTGCTCTTTTTGCGTGAAATAATATTTTATATCTTTCTTCATTATTCACTAATGAGTGATTGCCTGAATACATTAACAAATAATTTGTTACAATATCTTGTAAAGAAACATATTGGTAAGAACCCCAATTTTGATTTTCAGGAGCATTTCCATTATTTTCGTAATATTCATATTGACTTATATATGGCATAATTATAATTTTTCTTGTTGCTCTTCAGTGTTTTCTTGTGCACCTGCATATTGTACTACTGAAGATTCTCTAATCGACACCCCTGCATATAGTAATATTTTCATTATTAAATCATTTGTGTCATCTTCAAATAATTCAAAGTCTTGATAATCAGGTTGAGTTTGGTCAAACACAGGTTCTCCTTGACCTCCTAAATCAACGTAAGTCCATCTTGGAGGTAGAGGGTATCTTATATATTGACACACCACATCTCCCGGTTGATTAAATGTATTAGGGAAAACCGTCATATCCAACCCCTCAGTTGTATAAGCAGGAAATAGGTTTGAAGGTGCAGTGAGTAAAGATTGATTCAATAAAGTAATTTTACTATGACTCACTTTTTCAGCTTCTCGGGAATCACCTCCTATTAATACTTTGTTTATTAAATAGTAGTCACTTCCTGTAGTTACTTGAGAAGGCATAAAAAATACATTGGCTGCATTTTGTGTAAGTGGAAGTGTAACAGAAAAAAAATCTATTACTTCTTCATATCCTTTTTTAATATCTGCATATCCTGTTCCTGATGTTCTTTGATTTTCCTTATTGTTTTGATAATTATATGCATAGAAATAATCTTCAAACAAATCTAATTGTGCTTGTTCTGCATACAGATTAAAATCACCCGGAGAAATGTATCCATAATTATTTTTATTCAGTATTGCTAAAACCGTTTGTCTAACCTCGTTTATCATTCTAATTATTCTTTTTACAAAGATAATCAAAAAAAAAAGAGGCTCTATCTGAGCCTCCTTCTTAGTAAAACTTTATTGTCGATATTAACTATCTAAAAGTTTCTCCAAATGTTTCAACGCATCTACTCCATCATCTGACTGAAAATATGACGCTACTATATAAATAGGGTCTTCTCCAAATGGAATTGTACATAGTTTACTTTTATTGGATTTAGTATTATACCATACTTCTTTTCTTTTATTTCTGAATTTTATAAATCCTGATTCAAAGAATGTGTGTACAGTAGCGTGTAATTTTAACACAGGGTCATTAACCATAGACATAAACTCTTGTGGTTCGTTCTTAGCAAATACAAGGACATCTCTACGCATTTCTTCTGTGCTTACAGTTGAAGGGTCTTTCCCAAATAAAACACGTGTGAGTGTTTCTAATTGTGTAATACTTAATGTTCTTGCTTCAACTAAAGCGTCTACCTGCACATTAATATTATCTACTTCTACTTTAGCACTTTTAGAATTATCAACCTCTACGAAACGTGTTCCGTTTTGTGGATGTAAAGATAAAAACTTTTGTAATACTTGATTTGCTTTTGTTACCCTTAAAAATCCATCTTCAAAAATGATTGGCTCAAGAATAGCATTACCATCTTGCTCATCCTCAAAAGGAGACTTTTGATTTCTTGCATATCTCAAAGCTCTTTGTGTTCCAAGCTCTTCATCAAAATGTAATAAAGGATATCTTTTAGTGTGTCTAGTTGGCAGCATAAAGGATAAAGGAGCTGCATTCCTTGTTAACTTGTAGACTTTATCTACTAATTCTGTTGTTTTTTTCATTGGATAAAATTTAAAATTTAATTAAAATAATAGATAGGAGTCTCTTTGAAGAGACTCCCTCTATTAATATGTATTCTTAATCTTGGAAGATAAAGAAGTTGTTTGCACCTAAAGTACAAACTGCTCTCTCTGATAAGAAGTTGACTTCCATCGCATCTAAATCAGATGTTCTTGCACCACCGGCTGAACCTGTAATCCAAGTTTTGTAACGTCTGTCTTCAGTTTCAGAAGCTCTGTATCTTACATGTAAGAATGGTCTTTTTGCATTTTTACCTAAAATCTGGTCGTATACTGTAGTAGAACCAGCTGGTAC